TTCAGTAGTCTCACGCACAAGCGAGGACGTAACAAGCGAACCATGCATAGCACTGAATAGCGACCCACCGAAAACACCAGCCACACCAAGCATATGGAACGGGTGCATGAGAATGTTATGTTCCGCTTGGAAGACGAGCATGTAATTGAAGGTGCCGCTGATACCAAGAGGCATGGCATCGCTAAAGGATCCTTGCCCGAAGGGATAGACAAGGAAAACAGCTGAGGCGGCTGCGACCGGAGCAGAATATGCAACACAAATCCAAGGGCGCATCCCTAGTCGATAGCTAAGTTCCCACTCGCGTCCCATGTAAGCATAGACGCCAATGAGGAAGTGGAAGACCACAAGTTGGAACGGTCCCCCGTTGTAGAGCCATTCATCAAGTGAACTAGCTTCCCAAATTGGGTAGAAGTGTAGTCCGATGGCATTGCTGCTCGGAACGACGGCTCCCGATATGATGTTGTTTCCATAAAGAAGACTACCTGCAACAGGCTCTCGGATGCCATCAATGTCAACCGGAGGAGCTGCAACAAAAGCAACAATAAAACAAATGGTGGCTGCAAGGAGACAAGGAATCATCAAGACTCCAAACCAGCCGAGATAAAGACGGTTGTTGGTCGAAGTGACCCAGTTACAAAAAGAGTCCCAAGGATTAACTCGGGACTGTGGTGCTGCAAGTGTAGCAGTCATAATTAAAGTTAGTTAAGACGAGTTACTTTGACTTGTCCAACTCCAGAACCAGTGAGACCGATTGCATCAGCCGCACCTTTACTGAGATCTAGATTCCTTCCAGGAATGAAAGGACCACGATCTGTTACCCGAACAACGGCACACCGTTTGAAACATACACGAAGGCGTGTTCCAAATGGTAGTGTCTTGTGCGCTGTAGTAAGGGCGTGTTGATTATATCGTTCACCACTAGCAGTAAGGTTACCATGGAAACCAGGACCGTACCAACTAGCGATCACCGATAAAGTAGTTAGAACAGGAATCATAATAATAAAGCGAAGGACTTTAATATTGCTTACTTCTTCTTTGCAGTCTTAGCAGCTTTCTTAAATTGAGCTGCAGTAGGTGCCCCACTGGCACCAGGTTTACGCATACTTTCTCCACTACCTTTAGCGATACGCATTCGCTTGGCGTGGATGTTAGCGTAGAGTCCAGGCTTAGCCATTTAGCATTTCCATTTACGAAGAGCTAGTGCTTTGCGAGTAGGGCGACCCTTCTCATCTTTCATAGGTCCCTTTGCACCACCCATTCGGGCACAGAAGGAACGCTTACGTGGCCCTCCTTCAGGCTGTGGAGCCTTTAGGTTAGAGCCAGTAGCTTTGTTATATTTAGCACGACCAGCAGCCGTCAGGCCGCCAGTACGTGATTTGTGTGTGCCGATCTTTAGGCTAACGGACTTACTTTTTCTTGCCGCCACCTTTAGATCCCTTCTTACCACAAGCCATTAGAATACTCCAGGAATTAGTTGACCAGTAACAACATAAGCGCCGATAGCTGCAATAACGCCAAGCATAGCCAGGCGACCATTGAGAAGCTCTGCTCGCTCATTGTGAGGTACGGTGTAATCTTTGTCAGTGTACATGGTGGGTTCTTTAGCGAATACGTTGTCAGTCATTAGATGTTAGATACAGCAAGTTTATCAGCAATGTCCTGTCGATATGCAGGATCTTTGTCGTAGCGAGGATCACTCATAGCAGCAACCAACTCAGCTTGACTACGGAATACATCAGCAGTGTTACGAGGAGCACTACCTGTTAGCATCTCACCGTCATAACCAATAGCATCTTGGTAACGTGAGTTGAGAGCTTGTGCTGCAAAGAACATGGTAAGAGGATCACCCTTATCCATAGCAGCATCATACAAAGCAATCTCATTTTCGGAGAGGTTCTGACCAGCCCATTGAATCATGTTCTGATACGAATCCATACCACCAACTGATTCTTGGATCTGTTCTACATCCTCTTGAGTAGCTACTTCAGCTTGCTGTACTTCACCTTGTTTCTCAAGGAACATGTTAGCAACATCAATGGGATCCATCTTGCTAACTTCATCTACAATACCTTCATCCCACTCACCAGTACGGTAAGATTCCATGATAGTATCGAAGAGATCACCATCTACTTCAACCTCTTCTTCTTCTTCTTGCTCCTCAGGCTCTTCTGTTGCTTGCTCTGTAGGAGTTTCTTCAGTTGATTGCGAAGAGAGACGCTTCTGTAGTTCAAGGTAACCACGTTCTAGTTCCTCTGCTGACTGATACTTACCAGCCAGTAGTTGTTGCTCCTGTTCAGCTAGTCGTTCACCAACTGCTAGGGAGTCAAGTTCTTCTGCAGAGAACTCACCTTCGACTTGTTCGGATGGATTAAGAGTAATTTCGTTTGCCATTTGCTGTGATAACGGTTAGATTGCCAAGACCAACAGTCTTGACGAAATCGGGGGAACGACCGATAGTAGGCTCACCAATCTTAGTACGTTTCATACTAGGAGCTGGTTCAGTAGTCTTAGTTTCTTCAGCCGAGGAGTCCACCTCCGGGGTTACCGGCTTCTTGCTGGATCGCTGCGGCTTGGTCGGGGTTTGTTTGTTCATTTTGTTGATTCATTAATTCTGGATTCTTAGATGGGTCTAGCATCGGTGCCTTAGTAAGGTTACCTGCTTGCTTCACCAACTCCATCTCCTGTGCTTCTTGCATATCCTCTGCTTGCTCTTGCTCCACTTGACTCATAGACTTAACAAGGTTGAGTGCATCAATACCTTGTGCTGCAGCAAGACGCTTAACAGCTTCGTCAAGGTTGAGATAAGTACCAAGAGCATCAGGTCCCAATGTTTGGGAAATGATAGTAAAGAACTGACCTAAGCTCTCTCGATCTTGACCCCTACCCAATGCATTAATACCTGCAACAATGGTAGGACGTACAAGATCTTTAGGGATCTTAGGGATGTCGTTGTTCTTTTGAAGTACAGAAAGCTTACGATTGAGATAAGGTACAAGGAACTCAACAGTAAGGAGAGAGAATAGTCCTCCTAGTTGTTGCTCTAGTTCCATCTGTGTCATACGTACCTCTTCAGCTGTGGTGCGTTCACTGTTCCTTACATTAAGGATCAGGAATGCTTCACTGAGACGACGCTCTAACACACCAGCCATATCCATAGCTGTCTTAAAGTCAGCTGTCTTACCAACCTGCACAACTGAGATGTCATCAGGACGCCCCTGAATGATGGCTCCGTTCCCCGCAGAGGAGAGTGTTTGTGGTTTGGTAGTACTAGAGGGGGATACGGTAAAGACCACCTTAGCGGCCACTGCAGAGCCCTCTACGAGAGCTTGCATAAGAGCTTCAAGTGAACGGAGATCACCAAGGAACTCCTCCACTCTACCACGTCCAAAAGATTCACCGTCTACAACGTTAAACCTAAGGACTAACCAAGGGTTAGCATCCAATGGTGCCTTACCTTGTGAACCAGGAATGATCTTATCAAAGACTTCCTGATACCACACAAAGCGATTGTTCTCTCGCTTAACATGGGTGTAAACATCAACGTCTTCATCATTATCTGTACCATCCTCACCTGGAGGATTGGCTGGATACGTTGCTGTCAAAATAGGAGACAAGAGCTTACGACTAATGCGTTCTCTTGTTACGATTTCTAAGACCTCACCGTTACCATCTCTGTCTACGACATACCTGTTCAATGGATATAGCTTAAGCCCCTTAGGACCCATGTAGATCAACGCATTACCACCAACAACCAAATGCTTTAGTGCTTGGTGTACAGTAACGCGATCACTAGATGCTGCTATGATTTCCATGACAGACCTTTCCATCTTCGCAAAGGAGATGTCAAGATCTGATCGTGCTTCCGCAGGTAGATCAACACCGATCTTTGAATCATCAATCTGTAGCTTAAAGAAGCTGGTTTGAGGAGGCAGTAGAGCTAGCATCAATTTAGATGCCAGAGTGACTACCCCCTTTGCACCAACGCTTTGCCATGGTGTGATCAACCTTAGGTTTGTTGACCGACTAACATCATCATCTTGTTGGATGAGAGTAGGTAGTGTCAACTCAGAACACTGAACAGCTGTGTCTAGAAACGTGGAACGATACTTACTTAAATAATCGTATCTTGTTTTAGCTGTCATTATGCATTCCAGGATTTAAATTTAAAATCTTTCTTCATTGAGCTAAGACCTTGAGCACCTTTACCTGCCTTTTGTCTAGCGGACCTAGCTTTCCTGAATCCAGTAGCCCATGATGCAAGATCAAGACCACCGGCTCCACTAGAGAGGGAGGTATCAATGGGCTCTTCCTCTGGGATGATAGGGCCACCGCCACCACCGCCACCACCTGTGGTAGTTTCAGGAGGTGGTGTAGTTTCAGGAGGTGGTGTAGTTTCAGGAGGTGGTGTAGTATCATCACGGAAGCGCTTAGGCAGTTCGTACTGCTTACCTACACCTCTAACAGTTTCCTTACCTTTAGGGTTTAGGTCCATACCTTTAGCTAGGAAGGTAGGCTCTACAGCTTCCCTAACACCTTGCTTTTGACCTTTAATCCAGGTACCAGGGGAACCAGGATCTCCCATCATCCCCATCAGTGCTGAGCCAATAGGACCAGCCCCGAAATCAACTGGTTTGTATCCTCGGCTTTTAGGTGTAGACTTACCTGCCTTTTTAATAAGCATGTTAGCAGCACCGGACCTAAGGGTGATACCAGTCTTATCTTTGCCAGCTAGTTTTTCGTTGATCTTATCGAGCTTCCCGATAATTTTACCTGGATCTTTTCCAGATACATCCGAGATAGTTTTAAGCTCACCCTTACTAAGACCGCCACCACCTGAGATCCTCAAGCCCTGACCAACACCTTTGATTTTAGGTGTAGTACGGGAGGGAGTAGTGCTGATACCTGGATTAACACGAGATGCCGTGTTACCTGGAGGTCCTTGATCGTTCGCCTTAGGGGCAGCTTTTGATACATACCTTTTAGCAGACGCACTGCCTACACCTGTCTTAGCTTTAATCTGTGCAGCAGACTTACCTGCTGCTGCCATCTTCTTAGCTCGTCTGTTCTTCTTAGCCATTGTTCTCTTCGTTGAGTTGATATTGAATCCACTCGACCACAGAACGTTGGCCGGAGCGGTACATAATTAATGAG